GCCACCTTCTTGTTTTTTGGTTGTTTTTATTTTTTTTGTTTTCTTAGTTTTTGGCAAAGGACGAGTATCTTTTTCTGTAATTCCCATCATTTTCATTGCTTCATCTAATTTACTATAATTAACAGCCATTACGCTTTCCTTCCATATTTTTTATGCGATTGAGTTTTCGGTGGGCTTTTCTTGCTACCACCCTTACCAGCCCACAAAACTTTATCAGCCCAGTAAGCAGCGGATAGCTTACCCTTCTTAATGTTCTGTGCATGGCGTGATTTAAAAGACTTACGTGCAGTAGAAGAGTAATTATGACCGTATCCTTTTTGTCCGAAATGAATAAGTCTAACTGTGTCTCCTTCTTTGGCAAGAACCATTCCTTTTTTCTCTGGACGTGTTGACTTACGAGGTTTATTAAATCCTGCAAATGTTGTACCACGATATTCAATCCTTCCTGACGGTAAACGTTTTACTCCGGGGTATTTGCTTTTGGTAGTCATTACTTTACCTTCCTATAGCGTTTAACTTTCTTGGCGACAGTCTTAGGTTGCTTAACGAATTGTTTTCCCTTTGCTGTTCCTTTTCTTTTAGCTGCCGTAGTCTTAGCATATTCTTTTGCGGATAACGCTTTGATTGCCTTAGCTGGGAGATAGCGTTCACCTGTTGCCTTTGAACCTTGAGTAGACGGTTTACCACTCTTTGTTCTCCACTTTTGTTTTGTCCAAGCTTTTAGACTCCTCTGTGGTTTTTTTAATCTTGCCATTTTATTTTCCTATTATATCATTATATTGATATGTTTACAAACTTTTTAAGTACATAGCCCAAACACCTAATAAAGTAAAACTTATTACAATTAAAAAACTAAGACCAGTTAATTCTAATATTTGCTTTATTTTACGTTTTCTATCTTCTATTGCTTTTAGTCTTGCTTTACGTGCTTCTGCCTGATAACGTTGCCAATCCTGCCACAGTCCGGGACGACCTGCATAAATCATCCACTGTTTAAGTTCGTCTTCTTGTTGCTTTAGTTTTTCTAAACGCATAAAACTTTCTAAAACAGAAGGGTCATTACTACCTTTTAGTTTACTAGCTTTTTTACGTGCTTCTTCTGTAGCATTTACATACTTACCTACTGAAGATGCAACATCAGCAATTTCACGACCGTTTTGAATAGCTGTTTTTAAAACGGCAAAAGCAGCGTTGGCTGCGGCTATCTCTGCTAACATTGCTAACTCCTGTAGCCACCACCTGCTTTTTTGTACTCAGACGCAAGCAACTGCGCTTTTCTTGCTGACCACTGACCAGCTTTACCGCCGCGTGTACCTGCTTTAATTCTTTCAAATAATCTTTTACGCATGGTAGGTTTAGTATAATTACCTGCTTTATTTACAGTAGATTTTGGCTTACCACCAGAAGATAAGGCTTTCATACCCTTACGAGTATAAGAACCCTTACCTTTCTTAGGCTTTACAACCTTTGGTTTATATTTACCTTCTGACAAACTTTTAGCAACAGGATTACGTTTACCTGCTGTAGACAAGGCGATAGCCACAGCTTGTTTCTGTGGCTTCCCCTCTTTCTTTAGCTTACGTATATTTTTGCTAACAGTTTTTGCAGACTTACCTTTAGCTAGAGGCATAATACCCTCCTTTACTTTTTAGGTCTACGTGCCGCCCCAAAACCTTTTACTTGTCTTGCACATCCAGACTTAACTGAACCACCTGTTTTGTACTGAGAAGCAAGCTTTGGACTCATTTTCTTTTGTACCTTTTCAGGTAGTTTAGAAAATCCTTTATATTTAGTAGGTGTACCAGTTTTCTTTTTAACAGTTTTATATTTTAATACATTTTTTTTAGGTTTAGTTGGAGTTATTTTAGGCATAGGTACAGGTTTGCCCTTAAACTTTGGTTTACGAGATTCTGGTTTAGGCATAGGTACAGGCTTACCTTTAAAATCTGGATTACGAGGTTTTATTTTAGGCATAGCTATAGATTTGCTTTTAAACTTTGGTTTACGAGATTCTGGTTTAGGTTTAGGCAGAGGTTTTATTTTGGGCATAGCCACACCACCACCTGTTTTCTTTTTAGCAGTACCTTCTAAAAGTTTCTTAGCCATGCTAGTAGTCATTCCTTTTGGAATTTCATATGTAGCTTTTTTACCACCTACAGTTATGTTTACAAGACGTTGTGTTTCTTTATTGTAACCACCATCAAACTTTTTAGGCATAATCATTTCACCCGGAGTAGGTTTAATCTGATTACCACGAGGGTCTTTAACTGTAGGTGTAGTAGCTTTTTTCTTAACACCCGGAATAGGTTTAATCTGATTACCTCTTGGGTCTTTAGCATCAGGATTAACTTTAGATTTTTGTTTTTGTTTTTTAGCTAGTAAAGCTGCACCAAGTCCTGCTTGTAATTGTTTAATTACTGCATCACCTCTTGCTTTACCGCCTATTGCACTTCTTGCACCACCAGTAGGAACTGAAGGACGTGCTTTTGGTGCATTAACTGTTCCTTGTAAAATATCTCTACCACTTCTACCACCTACAGGAACAGATGTACCTCTTCCTTTTTGTACTGTTCTTGTGACACTAGTACTAGGTTTTATAGGAATACGTCTATCTTTATCTACTGCAGTGCTACGTCTTTGCTGTAATGCACGAGTCTGTGCAGGAGTTAAATTACCTTTATCTGTACCTTTAGATTTAAAAGGTTTTATGTCCATAGGTTTAAATCTACGGTCACCTCTTAATTTAGGTGTTTTAGGTTTTAATTTATCAACTTGTTTTAAATTTGTAAGAGTTGCAATATTACCCTTACCACCAGCTTTTTTAATTTGACTAGCGGTTGCCCTTTTAGCACCTTGTTGCATTAGTTTAGAAATAATTCTAGGTACTACAGCACGTACTACAGTACCTCCAATAAAGAAAAGTGGTGCCATTATCTTGTTCCTTTCATAGCTTTACCATAACCACGCATGGCTGCACCACATCCACGAGGTGATGACTTACGTTTGATTTGTTTTCCTGATTTATATGTACCAACTTTACCACCTGCTTTTTTTCTACCTGCAGGAGTATTAGCTATAATACCTGATGTGCTTTTACCAATACCAAAAGATTTCATAATGTCGTCATATGTACGTTCACTAATATCCTCTTTAGTTTTAAAAGGATAGCCTTGGTTCTTAGCATTTCTCATCCGTTGGATAATAGTAGCTTTAACTTTCTTTTGTCTATCTGTTTTAGGTTTATACATAATTTCGTCTAGCTGTTTATTTGTATATCCTCTTGCAAACTGCCTACGAATAAATTCTAGCTTTTCAGATTTAGACATGGCTTTGTAAGCTTCACGTTTCATCTCTCTAGCTTCTTTGCCCTTTTTACCCTTAGTGTCTATTCCACCACCTCTAGCTGGTAAAGTTTCATCAGCACCTTCATAAAGAAATCTATTTCTTTTTGTACCAGTAGGACCTGATGCTTCAAGGATTTTATCAATACCGCCCTTTTGTTTAAGAACTCGTTCACCTTCGGGAGTAAGAGAAAGTGTACGACCTGCAAAAACTTTTTTAGTCTTACCCTCTGACTTCATTTCTTTTAGTTTTTGGGTAATAAGTCTTTGGCGTTCTTTCTTCTGTGCATCGGTAAGCCCTGAAAGCATTCCTTTCTTTTTCATGCTTGCAGTTTCTTTTCTTGCCCTTGACATAACCTTTTGCATTTTAGTTCTACTTTGAGACTTAGCTTTTGCAATTGCAGTATCTGCAGTCATCCTTGCTTTATCTTCTTTAAGAATGGCAATTGCATTTCTTTCAATATCTCTATCAAGATTTTTACTGCGAATGGTTTGTGCCTTACGTTCAAAAGCTTTACCTTGCGTAATGGCTGCTTTAGAAGTACCTGCCTTTTCAGCTTCTGCGCCTAACTTTTCCTGATAAGTTTTTTGACGTGCTGCTGATTGCGCTTTACGTTTACCTCTAGTTTTACGCTTGTCTACTTTTGGCCTACCTTTTTTAACAAGACTTTTAATAATCTTTCCTGCCATATACTTTTTAATCATTAGTTACTCCCTTGCACCACAGGATTGTCTGCCCCTGCTGGACTTGCAGGTGTTTGCATATCATCTCTTCTGGTTCTTCTTGCCTGATTTTGCAGTGTAGATACTGCTTCTTTATAACGTTGTTCAAACAGCGAGGCTGTCTGATAATCTTTCTGGAATACCATAGCTTCTACCATTGACGCATTAAACAATGCATCATAACAAAAGTCCGTAAAATAGTTTGTATTAGTTGTGGATGTAAGTGTTGTTGGTCTTGATATATGTACTACTTCACCATCTACTGTTGAAACAGGAGTAGGTGCTAATAGAAGAGTTGTGTTGTTTCTTCTTGCATAATACTGAGGAGTACCAGTACTTGCACTTACAGGCCAGTAATCACGGACATATTCATCCGTTCTTTGTAATAAGTTTATTCTAGTTCCACTTACTGTAATATTTAAGTTCTTTAGGATGCGTGTACCCGAAGGCAAAGTAACTATGTTATTGCCACTTGAAACTGCAACAGATGTATAAGTTACTAAACCATAATCATCTAAGTCACGTGTAAGTCTTTCCTCTGCACGATTGACCATGTTTGGTATATAGTTTACAAACTCTGTACCATCATTCTCTGATGCATTAATAATATCATTTACTAGATATGTATAGTTAGCCATAATAAACTGCTACTGTAGCTGTAGATGTAGGTGCTGAAACTTTTACTACACCATACATTTTTACACCGTAGTCAGGAATATGAATGTTTCCTGCGTCCACTACTGATGTGCCAACAAACTTGATATTGCCACCTTTTACATTACTGTATTCGTCTGTCTCAGAACCAGTAATTAAAAACGTACCAATGCCTGAATAGGTAATACCTTTGATACGAGTATCTGCTACTGTTGTGCTTGTTAACGAATCAACAAGTGTACCAGAACCAGTAACAAAAGCGTTACGGATATTAGAAGCCATAGAATTTCTCCATTTGTTAATTAGTTAGTTATTATTCTATTTGTATATTATACACAAAAAAACAAGGATATGAAATACCCTTGCTTTCTTTTTTAAACTTCTCTGTAGTTAGCATAAGGTTTTACAAAAGTAAAGTCTCCTGCTATAGTATACCTTATTTCTTCATTAGGATTTGGGAAGGTGCTGTGTGGTAAAGACGAAGGAAATATTACTAGTTGTCCTTCAGTATTACCTATACTTATTTCTAAAGGATTACCACCTGTGTAACATCTATAGATAGTATGATTATTAACACCACAACACAAAGATAGATGACAAGAAAATCCTACCTCTTCTCCATTCAGTTCATTCTTTGTATGAACATGTTCTTTTAAGTATTCAAATCTTTTTAATTTATTAGCCCAACATTTAAAATACATTGGCCTGTCTTCTTGATATACTTTTTCTGCATATATTTTAGCGGCACTACACCAAGCAGTTTTAAGTTCTTGAACACTGCTTTCAGGACTATCAAAAAAATTAAATATATTATGAGAATTAGTTAATACATTTTTTGTACCTGTATTACCATCATCTTTTTTATGGTCAGATACAGATAAATATTTTTCTAATTTATCTACTTCTTTTATTAGATTATCCTTTATTCTTTGAAAACCTTCTATTTCAAATATCATAATAGGGTAATTTAGGCTTACAAATTTATTTGAATTGCCAAAAACAAAATCTTCTTTTACTGTTATATTCATATTTACACTCCTTTGTATAAATATTACAATAAAAAAAGGCGACCGTCAAGCCGCCTTTTCTTAATTAAGGTATTTTTATTATGCACCCGGTGAACCGAAGAAACCTCTCCAATCAGAATAACCGAAGCTATAGCGTTCACGTGCCTTAAAGCGTAGATTACCTGTGTCGAAATCAGGTTCCATCTTTGTCTGCAGTGGCGCACGTACAAACATCTTTGTACCGTTTGGTGCATCTGTTTTAATGAACCAAGCGTTTGTGTCTGTGAAACGTCTGTTGACATAGAATCCACCCGGTACAAGACCTTGATTGCGGATTGAGTTAATGTCATTAACGTTTGTTGCACCGTTAGCAGCAGTAGTTGGGTTCACACCAATGGTTGTTGACATTGTGCTGTTCAGAATCTGGTCAGCAGTAAATGCCAAGTCTGATGGAATGTGCAGAGACTTAGCTTGCAGTCCAATCAGGATACCACGGTCATCTTTAGCTTTTGAAATTTGAATCAGTGAAGATTCTAAAGATGATTCGGACAGGTCAACTGCGCCAAGATAGTTTGACTGGTTACCTGCACCGATTGTTGGGTGTGAAGCTGAGAACAGTTCAACACCGTCACCACCAGCATATGCGCTGTTGAAGCCGTTGTTAAATACGTCTGCAGCTTTAACCTGCTTAGTGTTAGCCATAGCACGTGCCAAACCTCTTGCACGAAGCTTTGCGAAAGTATCATATAGATTGTCTTCCATAGCTTCTTCTGTTACAGCAAATGCTAGTGCAACAGTTTCATGAGTGTAGCGTGATGTATAGCTTTCTTGTGCGTCATCGTAAGATACTGCAGCACCTTCACCTTTAGTAGGTGCAGTGCCGAAGCCTGTGAATAGCACTTCTTCTTCAAATGCACGGTCTGAGTTTTCTGTCTCAAACAACGGTGCGTGTTCGTCAGCAACTTCACCATATTCCATCCCAAACACTGCGTTCAGGCCGGGGAGAAGTTCTTTAGAAATACTTGCCCTATTAATAGCCATTATTTAATCTCCCCTAGAATGGTGTATCGCCACCTGAAACAGGTGCGGTCACAATTGCGTCATGGAAGTTGTCTGTATGCTGAACCAGACGTACATTCATTTTCAGATATGCACGTTCGTCTGCATCGGCAACATCGTTACCCGGTTCATCTACAGGGTCAATAGAACGTACCATAGCAATAGTGCTTGCACGTCCAGCGGCTTGTACACCGTGTCCTGACATACCTGTAAATGTTGAACCAGCCCCTAGTGTCACAGCAAAGTTCTGTGAACCATAAAGGTCACCAGCAGTCACAGATGCGTCTGCTTGTACTTCAAATACTGCACGTGAATCGTCAGCAATCATTGCGTATGCGTCAGTAGCTGATGTACCTGAAGGCCAGTATTTACCGAACTTCTGTTCACCGTCTGCTACATAACGACAACCCATGAATACGCCTTGAACAACTTCAGTTGCAGTAGTAATGACTTCTACGTTCCCTGCGTTAATGCGAACCAAGTCACCTGTGAAGATGTTGGCTGCATAACCTGATGCGATAGGATACTCATTAGTACCTGAAGCATTTGGGTTATTGCCTCGCTTACGAGAAGGACGGAAGCCTGACAACGCTTTAGTTGTAGTCATTGTTTTCTCCCTTTAAAATTGCACTACTAGATTAGCTGTCTTGAAAAGACGGAGTGCGTCCTCTAGTAACATTAGTTTTGCTTGAGTTACGAATTGGCATTCTAGAATCGCTTTGACCCATGAGTTGTTGATTAACTGCATCAACCATCTCTTGACTCTGGCCTTCATAGTATGCCTGACGATTTTGTGCCTTTTTTAAAGGCATCTTTGCTAGGGCTAAATCTCCACGACAGACTGCACCTAAATATCGTCCTTCCTCTCTCACGAAAGAGGTATGCTGTAGTTCTGGAACTTCTTCAACAGAAACGAACTGCCAACCTTCAGCAAGACGCTTGCCTACGTTTTGATAGTCATCCTGACCTTTTTGAAGAACTCTAATCCAACGAAGCTTTAGCCCCTGATTAAGAAAACGTTCTTCTACTGATTCAGGAATATCAAGAAGGTTAGGTTCACGATATTCATAATCGCTTTCTCTTGATTGAAGTTCACGAGTCTCCGCATTACGTGATAGTTTTGTATTACGTGCCATTTTAATTTCCTCCACGCTGTTAATATACTGAAGTATATTCACCGTCAGCTTGTTCTACTTTAAGCTTTTCGGCTGCATATTGTTCCAAGGATACACCCCATTTTTCTGCAAGACGTACATCTTCTTTAGTTAGACGTACCTTCTTACCAGACGAGGCTGATGAGGTGCGTGATGCCCCACCGACCACTTGGGCAGGAGTTGACGTTTCCTGCTGACGTTGTTCTTCTTCTACGCCAAAACGTTGCGGATATTTCGCACGTAGGCGAGAATCAATCTCTTCATAAAAATCTTCTTCAGATGGGTCATAACCCTCTGTTTTCAATTCTTGGTCTATTTCAAGTGCCAACGAAGTCATTACATTGTCTTGACCAAACCAAGAGTTTCGCCCTGCCCACTCTAACGCCAGCTTATCATATGGTGCTTGAGGTTGTTGTGGTTGCTGTTGTGGGGCTTCTTGCTGCACTGTTTCTTCTTCAACAGGCATTTGATTTCTGGTTACTTGTAAAGTAGTAGCATCTGATTGTGCTTTACTTAGATTTTCTTGTGCTTGCACAATCCTATCAGTGTCACCAGATTCAAGTGCTTGTTTATAAGAATCTTTTGCCAGTTCAATACGACTGTTAATCTGTGCTTCTGCAGCTTCAAAGTTCTTTGCTAAAGAAGATTTAATTTCTTGCTGCTGTGATTTAAGCCTTTCTTCAAGTTCCTGCTGTCTTGCCATCAGTTCTTGAATTTGTTCGTCACGTTCTTTCTTTTGACGAACTAACTGTCGAATACGTTTCTGTGCGCCTGATTGAGGTTCTTCTACCTCATTGCTAGATTTATCTTCTGCGCTAGTTGTTTGTTCCTCAACATGTTCCCTAGTAGAGGCCATATTTGCATTTTGTTGCGTGGCTTCCTGAGTAACATCCTGTGGTTCTTCTTCAGTTTCAATTTCGTATTCAACTTTGTCCTCCATATTATTCGGGTTAGAAGTGTCAACCGTTGTCCAATCATTAGACATTTATTTCTCCTTTTACGTCAGTTGCGACACTATGACGAGTTACGCATTTGATATTATATTACAACAAGTAATATAATTATACAATACCTATGTATTAAATTAATTAGATAAATTAAAGGTTGGGTCTAATTCTTTAGGGTCATCTACTATCATTGATATTTGGTCATCAAGAAGTAGAATTAATTTTACACCCTTGTAAAAGAACTTTTGACCAGAATGTTTACCATAACAAACATAGTCACCTTCTTTACACCAAGCACCATTAGGATATCTTTCCTTGTCCTGATATGCATCTTGTCCTACTGCAAGTACTTTACCTACAGTTGTAAGATATGCAATATCGTCTTTAGTAGAGTCAGGAAGGATAATACCACCCTTTGTTTCTTGTTTTACAGAAACAGGGCGTACAAGGATATGAAAGCCCGGAACTTTAGGAAGTACTTCTGGGTCTGGCATTTCCTCATTAGTGTTCCAAGCATCATTAAGAATAGACTTTTCCATTGCTACTGTTCTCATACTTACTCCTCATCGTCTTCGTACATTACTTTGTTAACTATATTTTTAACTTCTGCTTTAGCCCATTCCAATCCTGAAATGCGACCTACAGAGTTCATATACGAATAATAATCCGAAGCACTGCCAGATGCAAGCGAATTTTTTACTAAGTCTATTTCTTTTTGTAATACTTTATTTATTTCTTCAATTAACATTAATTAGCCTTTACGTACTTCCATAAGCATCTTACTAATAATGTCTGCAGCTTTGGAAGCTTCAGAAGTTTCTAGATTGTCTTCATGCTTAATCATGTCTGCTAGAAGTTCTACTGCTTTAATAGCTGCCTTGGCATTTCTGTCCTTTTCTTTTTCGTCAGCCTTAAGTGTACCTTCTGCACCAATTTTATATGCATCAAGTGCCAGCTTCTGTTCTTTGATATCTAGGTCACGGTTCTTCAGCGCACCTTCACTTGCTTCTTTAGCAAGCTGTGCTTGAACCTTTTGCTGTTCAATTTGCAGACGCTGTGCTTCCATCTGAACCATTGCTTGTTCAGGTGAAGGACCTTGTTGCGCCGCGGCCATGTTAGCTTGCATAACTTGTTGGGCAGCTTGTGCCATAACCTGTTCAATAACTTGTGGATTTTGTCCATCCACAGGCATCTGAGACATCATCTGACGTGTAATACCGTTAACTTGTTCTTCATATTTCTTAACTACATGTTCTTGAATGTTAGCTTGAAGGATTGGAACAACTCTCTGCATAATAGGATTACCACCATTAGCAGGGTCTTGAATAAACATTGTCTTTACCTGAATATGTGCATCGTGGTTCTGACCATCAAATGCTTTGATAGGTAAACCTTTTACTGCTGCTTCAATATCTGTTACAGGGTCAAGAGGCTGTGCAGTAGGCTTGTCAGGTAATATTCTGTCTAGATTAGGAATGTTAGCCGCATTAAGTAATGTACGGTTTAGTTCTTCCATATTAAACATACCCGGAGGAGACTGTTGTGCCTGTTGCATAACCATCTGTGCCATCATAAGCCTGTGGGCAGAAGACGGAATATTTGGGTCAGATACTGGAACTACATCCACACGTCCATCAAAGTCACGTTTAAAGATTGATTCAGTTACACCCGGAACATCATATGGATATTCTGCAGGTAAACTTTCATAGTTAATACGTGCAAGTATTTTAAACTCATCACGTTGTGACGTGTGTAATCGTTTATGGATTGCACTAAAGAATTTACTTGAAGCTTCTAATAAGGCCATAGTTGTACCTACAGGACCATAGTTAGAACCTTCTGTGATTACCTGTTCAGTTGTGTCTGCAAACTTTTGACCTGCACCTGCGACAAACTGTAACATCTGGAATAGAGTGCCTGACGGTTCTTTGTAAGGCAGAGGTACAATTGACTTAGTTAAGTCCATACCTGTTGCTTCTACTTCTTTAAACTCACCGGGGGCAATAGGGTCATTGTCACCTACAACACGAACACCTTTGGCTTTGAAACCACCGGGAAGATTTGAGAACTGACCTGCATCAATTAGATTACGCATTGCTGCAGTTGCAGACATTGTAAGGTTGCCAAGGAAGTGTATTAGTCCTAGACCATAAAAACCAAAGCCCGGAACAAAACGATAATGTGTAAAGAACATTTTCTTTTCTTTGTTCTTATCATTCTCATTCCAGTTTCTACGAATAGATAATACTTTTCTAGTAGTTTCTTCAATAGTTACAATGTAAGGACATTCATATCCATGTCCTTCAATATCTAAATAACAGTGCTGTTCTAGTAGGACATACTGCATATCTGTGTCTGAAGAAGGGGACAGTCCAAGAACTGTGTCCATCTTTTGTGTAAGTTCTGATTGTTCAGGTAGATAAGCATCTGGCATATCTACTTCTGCATACATTCCTGAGTACATTGCACTAGCAATTTCTCTTGGGCTGCGATACAAGACATGTGTATATCTATCTGCCCTGCGTAAATCTGTCGCATAGTAAGACACATAAAACTGGTCAATAGGTACAAACTCACTAACAGGACGATTTACAGATGCATCAAAGTATACCTTCTTAAATGCACTACCTATCAATGGTAAGTGAAACAACATACGTTCAAACTCGTCAAAGTATTCAGGCATCATTTCTGTTACCTGATAGTTCATAAAGTTTTGAACCCTATTAGCTTGTCTTTGTTTATCAACCGAAACATCACCAAGAACTTGCGCTTTAACTGGACCACTGGAAGGAAATAGTTCTTGGGATGCCCGGCTTTGGAATTTAACAGCAGACTCAATAAGTAGAGGATGCACAGCAGTTGCTGCACCTTCAAACGGTTCTGTTGTCTCTTCCAACTTTAATCCAAGCAAATCAAAGCCACGTTCAAACATAGCTTCCCACTCTGAACGAGAGTTTTTATCTGCCTCGAATTTTTCATATACGTCTTCACCAATGCCTATAAGGTCATCGGGGTCCATCTGTTCAACTAGGTTAGCATAGAAGTCGTCTTCAATATTAAACTCTACTACATTGTCTAATGCATCTAGTTCTGACTCAGGTGTAAACAATACGTCTAGTTCCCCTGTTTCAGGGTCAACTTCAAAGTTTACATTCTCAAAGTCTTGTGACTGTTCAATGCTTAGTTGTATAATATTGTCCCCTGATATAGGGTCATTAGGATTTTTTTCAGTAGCCATTAGTATTAGTCCTATAAAGTTAAAGCGAATTATTTATTATTATATACTTATGTTCTCCAATATGCAACCCTTTTATGTCGTCTATGATTAACATCATCTTCCCAATCAGGGTCTTCTGGGTGTGTTAAGTTCCAACTATCCTTCATATAATGTATTGCCATTGTCATGCAGTCTACTTGGTCATCATGTGAACCATGTGGGAAAGACATACACTCAGCAAACAAATCGTCTGCCCATGTCTTACCTTCTGGTAAATAGACACGACCTGACTCCATCAAAGGCGTAGAGGCATATACACGTGCAACCTTATCTCTATCAGGAAGATAATCAAGTACAGGCAATCCTGCCCTTCTCATGTCTTGAATAAGTGACTGACCAGAAGCTTTCTTTTCTATTATACATACATCTGGTCTATATTCTGCATATAGTTCTTGTGCTTTACGTCTTAATTCAGGATATTCAAATCTTCCTCTTACATTACCTAATAATATAAGATTAGAAGTAATTTGTTCTATTCCATATTCATTCTCTTCAAATGAATTGAATATACCCCATGTTTGTATTACACTATAGTCTGCAGTACGTGCAGTACTAAAAGCAGTATCATATGTCTGTATTATAAAGTCACATGGTGGTGGTTCGTCATAGTCCCACCACCTAACCCATTTCTTTTTAATAATACCACCATCATCAGGTGAAGGGTCTTGCATATACAAAGAGTTCCAATATCTACTGCCATTAGAACTTCTAATTT